TTCCCCGGACTTTAATGCCAGAGGTCTTGGGTGGTGGGCACTCGCTGCTGGAAACGCCGCCAACGCTGACGCACAAGTCATCAAGGCTTATCGAGCGAGATTTTTTACCGTAGCCGCTGTTGCTCAAGTCAACGCTTTTTTTGCCCGCCATAGTGTGCGGCTCGGCGTAAGTTGAGGCAGGTCCCACTTCTTTGCCACCGCGCTTCATGCTGTAGTCACCCATCACCGCCCCCTTGCGCCGCTGCGCTGGTTCATAGCGCGAGACAGGTTCTTGCCGTACTTCATACGGTCGTCCGTAGTGGGGCCACCGGCCTTCATCTTTTTAGCGCCGGGGTGCATTTTCTTCTCGTGGGCACGGACTTCCGTATCCGCGATAGCCTTAACTTCTTTCTTGTCCATCGTGGACTCCTATGTCGTCGTAACCGTTACTGTACCAACTTGCCCGTACATAACCAAGACATTTGGTGTCAATCCATAATCTCTTGGGCCACCTACCGGATTCCAGCCCCACTGAATAATCCTACTACCTTGACTTAACGAACCGTTTGCTGAAGGGCCAGACACATAATAACTAAGATCTTTACGAGGTTCCCTCAACGCTTGCGGGTCATCAATCGGGTACATACCCAACTGCAACTGCGGCTGATCGGGAGTCCAGCACTGAGGGCAGACCTTAATATTGACTAATTTTGTCTTGACTACTAGCTTCTTGAGATCCTTTAACTTGTACCGGAACCCGCACATGTCGCATTCCGCAATAGCAATCTTGCCGGAGGCGAACCGATTACCCATTAGCTGCTACCGATAAAGTACTGCCGAGGTACAAACCGATCCGACGCCTTTTCCCGATCTTCGTCAGCGGCCAGTTTAAACTGATACTCATACTCAGTCTTTAGCATGTCAAGCCGCTGTGCACCTTCTGGAATCTTCATGGCTATGTAGTAAGCCAACCCTGCGGTAAGGCAAGGGAGAAACCGGAAGTTCACGTCAGCCGTGTTGACGCCCGTATTAATATTATCCATTCGGCGCAGCCGCCAGTATACAAAAGTGTAATATGGATTGCCGCTTGGACCCTGATCTGGTATAGGCCAGACGGTGACTGTAGGAACATCCTGCTTGCGGTCAATATAGACTTGGATTGGACGCGCTTGGCTAAGTTTATTTGGGATAGTCGCGTACGTTGATACGCTGATCCGGGTGATCGTTAGGTCTGATTGAGTGGCGGCGTTGCCTGATCCCGTACGGATTACATGCTCTAGTAGGTCTACCGTGTCAGCCGGTAAGTTGTACGTTGCTGTACCTTGAACCATGGGGATCGAGCCAGACTCAATCGTCCACATATTGATACCACGGTTGGCCCACTCGGCCATCATGATATTGGCACTACGCCGCGCCGTCCGAAGATCATAACCGGAGCGCATCTCACGACCTGCACGTTCAAACGCTTCTTCAGCGAGTTCCGTGAAGTTCATGTCAAAGTTAGCGACTCCTGAAATTGCCATTATCTAAACCTAGCGGTTTTCTTCGCGATTGTTTTAGGCTGCGCTACAAACTGTTTCCCTGCCGCTTTACCTGCACGTTTGGCTTTGGTAGTTGCGGCGTACTCGGACGGACTCAAACTCTTAATCGCATCCTCCGGCAAGTACCGTTCTCCGGTTTTACTCGACGGTTTACCGCTCTTGGTGCGCCACTTCTGGTCACCCCAGTCTTTAAGCGATTGCTGCGGAGGCTTCAATCTCTGTACCCGCCCCCTGCGGCTTTATATTTCTTAGCAACAAGCTGGGCTTTGCGAGCAGACCACTGACCCGCCCCAGTACCCTGAGTCGCCGCAGCCTTCACTTGAGACACAATCCGCTTACGAAGACTGGGCTTTGTGTAGTTGCCCGCTTCATTGACGTGCCCGCCTTCAGCGTACATGGCTACCTGATTCGGATCATCCTTACGGGTGATCGTCTTCTTACCGGGCATTTTGGATGGGTCAATCTTGCCCATGCCACGGCTAGATAGCATTAGCACATCCCGCCGCGTTTGAGCCGAGTCTTGCCACGCTGAGCACACCCGTCAATTGAGCCACCCTTGGCGTAGCCTTTAGCTTCCGCTTTCTCATGTTTAATCATGGAGGCTGGAGCGCCTTTCTTTTTGAAGAAGTCAATTTCTTTCTTGACCATTTCTTTGGATTCACTCACTTCGCCACCTTTTTTAAGTGCTTCAGCAGGGACCGTTCCACGAGTTTCGCGGCGACCTTCGTTCATTACTTCACGTTGCACAGCCTGTGCTTTTTTTGCGGCTACGGGGTCATACATACGCCCCCACCCGGGAGGAGCATTCTTATCCTCTTTAATCATTCGTGCAGGAACCTCCGTACGATCTGCGTAGCTTCGTATCGCAGCGCGTCCCGAGGGAGTGTAGTCTTCATACCCATAGTAGGTGGGTTTTTTCCTGTAGTCCGCCATTTCTTTGCGGTCTGCGTCAGACATTGGTTTCGTAGCCATATCACCACCCTTAGAAAATTTGCGACCTTTGTCAGCTTCTGCGTAGTCTTTGCCCACGGACTGAGGAACACCAACTTTCTTGGCAAATGAAGGTGAATGGGCAATCGCCTCCATGAAGTTATGCTGTTTTTTGCTGTGGCTAGGCATTACATCATCCTGCCTTTGGTTTTGCCACGCTGGGCGCAACCATCACCGCGACTGACAAATCCGCCTTTCTTGAAGGCTGGGATCTTGCCACCTTTTTTGTTCGCGTACCGCTCAGCGGATAACCCGTCGTCCGACAAGTCCTTTACGCGATTACGAGCCGTTTCCCTACCAGAAATGTATTCTTGCATTGCAAGATCGGGCTTGCGTTCTTTATCTAAAATGGTTGAACTGCGAGTGTTAGTCCGCTCCATCAACCTTTTACCAGCCTCAGAAGGCCCCTTGCCAGTTGGTTTAATGGTTCTAGGTTCGGGCCGCACAGTTCCGCGAGGATCTTTAGTTGCCACCCGTTGCTTGTTAACAGCTTCCATGGCTTGGTCTTTCAAAGAACCCTTGCCTTTTTCCATTAACTTCTTACCGGCTTCGGAAGGTCCCTTACCAGTCGGCTGAATAGCGCCAGACTTGGTTTCGGCTTTTGGTTCAGCTTTAGGAGCTTCTTTGGGCGCAGGTTTAGGACCGCTGCGTGCAGCTTCAGCAGTAACATTACCTTCTTCGTCAAACAGCTTGCCCTGCCTAGGTTCTCTTTTTGGAGAAACCCGCGTGGCTTCCGCAGTGGGATTGCCCTTAGCGTCAAACAACTCACCCTGCTTGGGCTCTGGCTTTGACTCAAGTTTCGGTTCGGTTTTAGGCGTGGGTTTTGCCGCAGGCTTGGTAAATTCGTCGTACGCCTTTCTAGCCGCGCCAATACCGGCACGGGCCATGGCTGGAAGCTTTGAAACCCCAAGGGCAACGGTCTCAACCGGACCCATCATGGTCTGTTCGACAGCACCACTACCAACTCTCTTGAGTCGTTCTAGCTCATTCTTCTTTTTGGTGTCGACGCTATCGTCGCTATCACCCGCTCCTACATAGCTAGGTTTAGCAGGGGCGGCTGGAGTTTTCTCGGCAGCTTTAGGGGGTTTGGCAGGGGCAGTGGGAGTTTTCTCAACGGCGGGTCTGGACGCAGCGGGTCTGCTTGTGGATGCAACGGGGGGCCGTGCAGAGGGCTTAAAAGTTTGGCTTCCGCTCGTGGCGTCTGTATCACCTTCGTAGTCCGCGCGTTCTTCGGCTTTAGTTAATTTAAGCGGTTTACTTTCCGCTTTTGTGGGTTCAGCTTTTACGGGTTCAGCCCTTGTGGGTTCAGCTTCTTCTATAACCTTTGGGGGTTTACGTTCTTCAATCGGAGCAGCTTCGGACGGTTTGCGCAAATTACGCTCACGGTCGCTAAAGTCCGTGTATGAGAACGGATCGCCCGATCCTGCGCCTACGGCTCCGCCTTCATCGTAGCGTTTAAATTTTTTGAGCTTTCTCATTTGTGCTGCTCCATCAACCTATCAATCTTACTTTCAAGACGATCAAGGCGATCAAAGATGCGGTTAATGTCCGCGTCCAACTGTGACTTGGTCACGTACTCTTTGGCAATTTCTTCGCGGGTCTTGTTAATCAGTACTTGAAGGCGTTTTAACTCGTCAAACATGCTTTTGAGGAAGAACCCAGCAACGCTAACGCCCACCGAAAGAACTGCGTTCCAA